ACGAGGGCGACGAAAAGCCCAAGGACCAAGTCGAAACCGGCGACGAAGACGATCAAGACGACAAGAAGGATGACGCCGCCGCCATCGCCGCTTCGGCGGAGGCCAAGAAGAACCCCGCGCTTGCTTTGGCCGCCATCCAGTCGGGCCAGACACTGGCGCAGTTCAAGGCGTCGGCCGCCGCCGCCGGCTCGGCCCAAGGCGGCAACCGCCTGGATCGCGCCATGTCGGGGGCCCAGCGCCTTAGGGCCGACGGGGCCAAGGCGGCCACGGGCCTGAGCGCGGCCGTGGCCAACCGCATCGATCGGAACCGGAACGGCGGCGCCGGCTGATCCGACCAGCTCGGCCGGGCGCTGGACCTGATCCCGGCTGCATCAACCTGCTGAACAGAGGAGGCCGTCATGAAGGCCTATACTTTCGAGACCGGCCTGCCCGGCCTCAGCGATCTTATCCATTCGGAGTATGATCCGACCTATACGACCGACAAGCGCGTCGGCCTGGGCGGCGTCGGCACGGCGCGAGCCTTTGCGGCTTTCGTGCTTGTCGGCACGGTGCTGATCGGCGCGGCGACCGTCACGGCCGGCGCCGTGGTCGGCACGGGCAACGGCGCGATCGGCGTCGTTACGGCGGACACCGGGGCAGCTGCGGGCCAGTACGAGGTGGTCATCGTCTCGCCGGCGGCCGACGGCGGCGCCTTTCAGGTGATCCGTCCCGACGGAAGCCTGGACGGCGCGGGCAATGTCGGCTCGCCTTACAACGGCGCCATCAACTTCACCCTGTCGGACGGTTCGGCGGACTTCGTCGCCGGCGACCGGATTCCGGTTTCCGTCGCCTATGAGGACGGGGTGATCGAGAAGGATGCGCCGTGGGATCCGGCGGCGACGGACGGCTCGCAGATCATCACCGGCGTCAACCTGTTGTCGGCCGAGGCGCCGGTCGGGGTGGATGTCGAGCTGACGGTCCTGGCGCGCGGCCCGGTCATCATTCGTCGCGAGGCCATCGTCTGGCCGCTGGGCGTCACCGACGGCCAGAAGGAAGCGGCCTACCGCCGTCTGGCTTCGCTGGGCATTCAACCGCGCGTCAGCGGCTGAGCCGGCAATCCGGGCCCCTCGGCGGCCCGGCATCCCTGAACACTGAAACGATAGGAGGGCTCCGATGGATCCCGATGAACTGTTGGACAGCGGCTCGCTGCTGCCCCTGACGGCCGCGCACCACACCGGCCTGATCAACTCCGTCCCCGACCAGTTCGGCCAGCTCAATGCCGACGGCATGTTCCCGAGCGAAGGCCTGGACACGCCTTACGTCCGCATCGACATCGATGACGGGGTCATCACCGCTCTGCCGGTCACGGAAGGCGGCCGCCCGTCGACGATCGCTCGCCATGGCAGGGGCCAGGGCGTCATCTTCGAGATTCCGAACGTCAGCCACGAGGACTCCGTGCTGGCGGCGGACATCCGGTCCTGGATGGCCTACGCCAGGCGCACCCGCACGCCGGACGATGCTCTGATCAACAAGGTCGAAACCCGTCACCGCCGCAACCGTCTGAAGTTCTCCATCACCCTTGAGGTGATGAAGATCTCTTCGCTGAAGGGGCGGATTGTCGATGGCGCCAATCAGCTCATCTACGACCTGAATGAGGTGTTCAAGCTCCAGCAGCGGGTGGTCTATTTCGACCTGGACGATCCGACCTTCGACGTGCCGGCCGCGCTGGAGGAGGTGCTTTCCGGCACGGAAGAAGAGCTGGTCAACGACACGATGACCGGGCTGGAGGTCCGCATCGCGCCTGAGTTCTACAGCAAGATCATCCGGCACCCGTCGGTTGAGAAGTATTTCGCCGGCACGCCCGCCATGCTCCATCTGCTGAACCAGCAGCGCGAGAAGTCGGCCAACAGCTTCCGTCGCGTGATCGAGATCTCGGGCTGCACCATCCGCGAGTACCGCGCCCGGGTGAAGCTGTGGGGAACGGAAGGCACGACGCGGCTGCTCGACGCCAAGGAAGGTGTTTCCTATCCGACCGGCACGATCGAGGCGCACGTCACCTATGCGGCCCCGCCGCTGGATATCCGCGAACTGGACGGCTCGACCTTCTCGGACGAGGATCTGATCCATTTCTCGGAAGAGGTGATGAAGCACGGGGCGGGTCTGGAATGGAAGTACCAGATGAACTCGCTGCCGATCTGGCGGAAGCCTCGCCTGACCACGAAGTGGGTCTGGGGGCCCAAGCCCTGAGATGGGCTTCGGGCAGCATCTGACGGCCATGGTCGCCGAGGTGGATGATCACCTCGGCGATCGTGCGCTGTGGACGGGCGTGGCCGGCGAGGTGCGGGTCCACCCGGCCGAAGAGGACGCGATCGCACGGTATGGCGACGCGTCGCACATCCTGACGGCCCGCGCCGTCGAGATCCATCAGCGCTGGATCGCCGAACCAGAGGAAGGCCAGCAGGTACAGCTGCTGGACGACGTGACCGGCGCCGTGCGCGAGACGTTGAAGATCGTCGGGGATCCGCGTCGCAATGAAGACGGCTGGTGGCTGTGCGCTGTCGTTCCGGTCGGAGGCTGAGCCATGGGCAGCGCACGTGAAGCCGCCGCCAAGGGTGTGAAGGCGCTGCTGGAAGCCGCCGCGCCCCACGCCGAGGTCAGGCGCGACCAACCCTGGCCGAAGCGGCCGGATCCGGGCGGCACCATTATTCTGCACGATGGCGATCCGGGGGAACCGGAGGTGACCCTCTCGCCGCTGCTCTACACCTACACCCACGAGTTCGAGGTCGAGGTTCTGGGCCCGCCCGGCTCGACCAATCGGCACGAGTTGCTGGACCAACTGCTGGTCCCGATCGGCGACAGGATTGAAGCGGATCGAAGCCTTGGCGGCGTCGCCGAATGGGTCGAGGCGACGGCGCCGATGACCGACGATGTGACCTTAGAAAGCTCCGAACCGGTGCGGGGCGCGCAGCTCAGCATCATCGTCGTCTACTCGACGCCCAACCCGCTGACCTGATCGGCCCAAGCCGATCGCACCTGGCTGACCTCGTCCGGCCCCAGGCGGACACCCCTCATGATGGAGAACTGACATGGCACGCGCACGCGGCGCCAACGCCCGCATGGCATTGGCGATTGAACAGACTTTCGGCTTCGCTCCAGCCGCCGGCTTTGGCCTGATGGCTTTCGTCTCGGCGTCGCTGGGCGAGGAGCAGCCGCTGATCGACGGCGAGTTGCTGGGCCGCGGGCGCGAGCCGAGCGAACCCGGGCGGGACGCAGTGACGAATACGGGCGACGCCGTCGTGCCGATGTGTGCGCGTCAGATCGGCGTGTGGCTGCGGTTGCTGCTGGGCGCGCCGACGAGCGCGGCGGGCAAGGCGGCGCGCGGCGCCATCACCTTCGCCGCCCAACCGGCGAACAATGGGACCATCGGGGTAGGGGGCCAGACGTTCACCTTCGTCACCGGAACGCCGACGGCCAATCAGATCCAGATCGGCGCGACCCTGCCGGCGACGGTGGCGAACGCCGTGCGCGTCCTGAACGCCAGCGCGGTGACCGGCGTTCAGGCCGCCAGCTATCGGCAGAACGATCGCGGCAACGCCATCCTGATCCAGCACGACGCCCTGGGCGTGGCAGGCAATGCGTTTGCGCTCGAGGCCAGCACCACGCCGGCTTCCAACGCGAGCGTCTCGGGCGCGACGTTGGCGGGCGGGGCTGCGTCCGGCGGTTATCGCCACACCTTCACCAGCGGAGCGGCTGTCCTGCCCTCGGCCTCGATCGAGATCCAGCACCCCGAGGTTCCGGCGTTCAACATGAACTACGGCGTGAAGGCCAACACTCTGGGCGTTCAGATGCAGCGGGGCGGCAATCTGACGGCGACGCTGGGCCTGATCGCTCAGGGCGAATCCGTAGACACGGCGTCAGCGTCAGGCGCCGTGGCGGCGGAAATGGCGGTCGCCCGGTTCTCGCAGTTCTCGGGATCGGTGCTGCGCCATGGCGTGCCGATCGCGGACCTGGTCAGCGGCCAGTTCAACCTGTCGAACGGGCTGGACCCCGTGCCCGCCATCCGCAGCGACGGTCGGGTCAGCGGGATCGATGAGGGCGCCCTGGCGCTGACCGGGCAGATCGGCGTGCGCTACAGCGGGCCCGAACTGCAGCTGCAGGCGGAGAACGGCGAGGCCAGCGATCTGGAGTACCTTTGGACCTTGCCGGGCACCGACTTCTCGCTGCGCCTGGTGCTGCACCGGGTCTTCCTGCCGAAGGCGAAGCGGCCGGTCACGGGCCCGGGGGGGATCCAGGCGGACTATGGCTATCAGGCCGCCGTAGACCCGACGCTCGGCCGTGCGCTGACCGTCATCCTGGACAACGACGTGGCCGGTTCGGCCTACGGCGCAGCCTGAGCGGAGATCTGACCCATGCTTCAGCTGAAGATCGCCGCCCAGCCGGAATGGCTGGAGCCGGCGCACGGCGTGCGCGTGTGCATGCTGCCGCCCTCGACCCCCGTCATCCTGGAGGCGCGCCATATCAGCGCCGACCTGATGCGGGCCCAAGGCGTCGAATGGAACGAGGAGGGCCTCAGTCACCTGGGGCAGGGGCTGTTCGTCATGACGGCGGCCTATGTCGCGGCCGGGGCGGTCGAGTGGGAGGGCGTGGCGGACGAAACCGGCGCGCCGATCAAGACGCTGACGCCCGAACAGGTGCTGGCGTTGCTGGCGCAGCAGCCGGATGTCTTCGACTTCTTCGACCGCGGTTATG